TGCTTTAAGTGTTAATCCTGGTAGTTCAACTGTTCAGGGTGCAGTTACTTTGTCCGATGTTTCAGAATTGGTTGCACAAGTTACAACTTATTTTGCACAAGGCACAGGAAATGCGGTTTATGTACTAGAACTTGGAACTGGTTCACCTGCGGCGGGTGTAACGGCTTTAGAAGCCTATATTGCTAACCCAACGGTTAAGTTTTACAGTTACTTGTTACCTGCACAATGGGATGTAGAAACAACTGCGCCAACAATGGCTAGGTTGTATGTCAGCACGACTTCTGAGTTATATTTCTATGTAACCACAACAACTGCTACTTACACCAATTGGACAGGTATCAAATCAGTATTTGCAACACTTCAAACCCCAACTGCTCCAAGTACAGAATTTGATGCGGCGGCGATGTTTGCGATTACTTTGGGATACAACCCAGGTAGTTCAAACTTGGCTTCACCGCTTGAGTACACATTCTTATATGGCGTAACTCCTTATTCAACTCTAACAAATGCGCAACAAACTTCTTTGAGTGCGGCAGGTGTAAACTGGGTTGGAACAGGCGCACAAGGTCAAATTAGCAATACTTTGATTCAAACTGGTAGTTTCATGGATTTAAACCCATTTAATTACTGGTATTGCGTTGATTGGTTATCAATAAATGTCTCAATAGCACTTGCGGCGGCAATTATCAACGGTAGCAATACACCAACAAATCCTTTGTATTACAACCAAGCAGGTATAAATACCCTGCAAAAAGTTGCACAAGCTACGGTTAATAGTGGTATTTCTTTTGGTTTAATACTTTCACCCGCAACGGTCAATGCAGTATCATTCCAAACGTATATTACTCAAAACCCAAGCAATTATGCGGCAGGTATTTATAACGGTCTAAGTTGCACATTTGTGCCACTCAGAGGATTTACATCTATTACCATTTACTTGACTGCAAGTAATATTCCAGTTTAAGGAGCAATAAATGTCAAATCCACAAGTCGTACAAGGTACACTAAATAGACTACTTGCAAGCGTAGTATTTGCCAACTTTACCAACCTAAACGTAACTTCTGCTTACCTTGCAAAAGAAGCGATTAGCCTTGGTTTTGATGGCGACACTTCCCAGTTGATTGGCACTTTAACAGGTGCGGTTACAAGCCCAGAGCCTTACATTTACGGCACAGTAACCATGCACTTGTTAAGAACCCAAGCACTTGGAAACGCATACAAGCAACAAATTGAAACAAACACAACAATGGGTTCAGTTACTGTAATACCTGATTCTGTTGCTTTGAGTTCGTTCCAGTTGAACAATTGTGTTTTATCAAGTATTCAAGAAGTAGCTTTTGACGGTACACAAGCGGGTTTAATCGTTCGTTTGCGTGGCGTTTATAGTATCAACTCAAGTTTATTTGCAATCGGTTAAAAAGGATAAATTGTGAAAATCGACAGGAATCTGAACCTAGTGATGCAAGTTCAGACTGGTCGAAACGGATTGGTTTATATTCATTCCGCTTCAATTAGTCGATCTGTATTTGAGCAGTTTTACCTTGAATTGGGCAAAGTATTTAGTCAATGCTTTGATTCAATTAACCAGGCGCACTTGGCTTTATCTGCTCCCCAACTTGCTTATCCTGCTTTGAAGTCTTTGGCTATAAAAGCAGGTAATTGGGATGGAAATGGTGGCGTTAAGTTTGGTTTGATTAATGAAATAGTCAGATTAACCAACGTCATTATGAGTACAGAAAAAGGATGGGAAACAATTCCTTTTGACGTAGCGGTGAAAAGAGAAATCTTAGATGAAGATGAAGAAGCCGAAACTCTTTCATCCTTGGTTTTTTTTACTGCAATCTCCAAGGTTGCTCCGAAGGATTTGAAAAATTCTTTCTTGGAGATGGCAGGAGCGTTACGAAATTGGGAAATTTCATCCTTGGACTGTACGGCGTTTCAGAATGGCTTGCCGATACAGACAAAGCCAGAAACTACTGGCAAGAAGGTGAAGGAATCATCCATCATTGCTTAGAAAAATTAAGTAATGCCTGGTTTGGTGAATTTATCAAGGAAAGTGGCGGCAAATGGACGGATGCTAATGAATACAGGAATCGTCATTTAATAAAAGCAATCAGTAATAGATCACTTTTTTAAAAGAGAGAAAAATGGCAACCAAAAGTGTTATTCAGATTGACGTTTTAGACGAATCTTTTAAGAAATTTCAACAAGCATTTGATAAATATCAAGCCGCACTTAAAAAAATGCCTGGTGATTGGCTAAAGGTCAATCAAACATCAGCAGGTGGCGCACAAACGCTAAATAAACACCTGGAAAAATCGTTAAAGAATTTGCAAGAATTTGATAAAAAAGTCAAAGATGCAAACAAAGATTTAAAAGAAACCGAGAAATCCACAAGTAACATTGCCCAAAACTTGGCTAATAGCGTTGTTTCGCTTGCCAGGTGGGTTACGCTAGGTTCAATTGGCGGTGGTTTTGGTTTGGGCGCACTAGGCGCAAGCGCAAGCGATTATCGCAGACAAGCGCAGGGCTTGGGTATTTCTACTGGTGGACTAAGAGCCGCAAACGTCAATTTGGGGCGTTATATCAACCCAGGACAGGTTTTAAGCAACATAGCAGACATTCAGTCAGACTTATCAAGAAGACCGATTTTGAGCCGTTTAGGGCTTGGTGCAGGGCAAAATGCGGAACAAGCATTGCCAACAATTATCACCAACGCCATTAAGTTATTTAATCAGGGAGGAAAAACAAGACAATTCGCAGAGCCGATGGGATTAACGCAGGTTTTTAGTTTGGAAGAACTGCGCCGATTATCTTCACTCAGCCAAAAAGAATTACAAGAAACTTTTAAAAAATTAAAACAAGACAGGGATACATTATCGGTTGATGATGAAACAAGTCGCAAATGGCAGAATTTTTGGGTTCAGCTTAAACGATCTGGTAATGATCTTGAAACCAAATTAATTGACAAACTGGTTGCCCTTGCACCTGCTTTTGAAAAGTTGTCAGAAGGTATTACAAAGTTTATAACCAGTTTACTTGATAGCCCAAAACTTAAAGTTTGGATTGAAAATTTAGGTTCAAAAATTGAAGATTTTGGTAAATATTTAACTTCGCCTGAGTTTCAACAAGATATTGAAGACTTCTACGAGAATGTAAAAAACTTTGGTTTGGCTTTAAAAAGCGTTACCGATTACATTCAAGATTTCTTCAAAACGCCTGAACAACGCAATGCAGAATTGGAGGCGCAAGGGAAATTAACGCCAGAAACAATGAATCTTTCATTTGGGCAACAAGCAAAACAATTAGCCCATGATTATTTGGGTTATCACATATCAGATAAAGATGATCCAAAAACAAAAGCCTTTAAAGAGGAAATGGCAAAAGGCGGTGTTGACAGAACCAAAGCATACGAATTTTTAAGGCAAATTGAAACGCAAAAAGGTTTGCCTCCTGGTATTCTCGATATGATCTGGATGGCGGAATCCAGTCGTGGTAAAAATATGCTTTCACCCAAGGGTGCAATGGGGCATTTTGGATTTATGCCAAAAACTGCTCAAGAATATGGATTGTCAAATCCTAATGATTTTGCAAGTTCAGCAGATGCGGCGGCAAGAAAAATCAAACAATTGATTCAGTATTATCATGGCAATGTACCTGATGCGTTAGCCGCCTACAATTGGGGTGAGGGTAATTTAAATCTATTCCTTAGTGGCAAACCAGGGCTTAAATTGCCTCAAGAAACTGCGGAATATTTAGGTAAATTTGGTTATCAAGTCAATGTCAATAACGGATCTGGTGGCGATTTGGTTATTACAACCAATGGAATGAAGTGAGGATTAAATGAGTTCTTTTGGTCAAACTGCATTTCAAACCGCATACGAAATATCGCCGATTATTTTGCAAAACGGAATTGCTCAGTTTATTCCTGGTGGATTATTGCCAATTACTGTTTTGACAGAAATGTTTGATATTCCAGGAATTGAGGAAGGTCAATTTTTTGCACATTACAAACCTTTGCCTGGAAGCACGTTAGCAGATTGGTCAATAGCTGAATATCCATTTTTTAGTTTGCAAATGGCGGCTAATGCGGTTGTTCAGATGCCTTTAAAAGTTAGTATGCTAATGGTTTGCCCTGCGCAAAATGATGGCGGTTATTTAATCAAGCAAGCTATTTTGACTGCTTTACAAACAGAAATTCAAACTCACATATCTCAAGGCGGAACATTTACGGTTATTACCCCCGCTTACACCTATACCAATTGCCTTTTAACAGGTATCAGGGACGTTAGTAGCGCAGGTGACAAGCAAGTACAACTGATGTATCAATGGGACTTTGTACAACCTTTAATTACCGTTACTGGCGCATTACAGGTTTTGGGGTCGCTATTGCAGAACATTGGTGCAGGTAATCCAGTACCTACTAATATAACTTCTACTGCATCAAGTTGGTAATATGACTACATTCGTTGCATTTAACCCATCTCCAAATCAGCCATTTCAATTTAATCCTACTTTGGATGGTCAAACGTACATTGCAACTTGTACTTGGAATGTTTATGGGCAAAGGTATTACGTCAATATTTATAACAATTTTAGGACTTTAATCGTTAGCAGACCAATTATTTCATCTCCTGATGATTATGATATTAATTTAGTGTTTGGTTATTTCACAACTTCAACTTTGGTTTATAGGGTAAGTAGTGGAAACTTTGAGATTAATCCATAAATGCGTTTTTATAATATTGTCATTAGTCCTGGAAAACAAAGTCAAACGGCTTTTTTACCTATAACCTATTCTTCAATGGTTATGCCTGGTATTGTTCCAACTGGATTAGACAATACATCAGCACTTAGAGTTGATTTAGATATTTTTCAAAACTGGTATCACCAACCCTCACAAATTGGAACAGTCAGGATTTATGGCGTTTCATTTCAAGATTTAAATCAATCAGCAAATTTTAACGGCGCAAAAATCCAAATTTCTCTTGGAATGTCGGCAGGTTTACCTTTTGCAGATCAATTTCAAGCAGGTTTGATTATTGATGGAACAATACTTCAATCTTTTGGCAATTGGCAAGGAACACAAGTTGTTCTTAATTTACAGGTATCATATGCAACTTATAACCCAAGTGCTAATGCCAATATTATTTTGGATTGGAAAGTTGGTCAACCCTTACAGTCAGCAGTTGAAAGTGCTTTAACTATATCTTATCCAGGCGTTCCAATTTATGGATCATTCAGCCCAAATCTTGTATATACAGAAAATGTAACTGGGTACTACCCAAATTTAGAATCATTTTGCAAATGGGTTAATGACACTAGCAAAAATATTATCAAATTACCAAATTACATTGGTGCAAGTGTGGCTAATTCTGCTACTGGTTTTGTTTTAACTGATGGAACAACAACTTCAACTGAATCAGCGGTAATTAATTATTGGGATTTAATTGGTAATATTACTTGGATTGATTTAGCTACTGTTCAAGCAAAATTGGTTATGAGGGCGGATTTGAATATTGGAGACAGCATTATCTTTCCTGCGGGAAGCCCAATTACAAATACAGTTGTAAGTTTTTCTCAATATCGAAATCTTGTTTCTTTTGATGGCATTTTTACAATAACTCAAGTACGTCATGTTGGAAATAGCCGTCAAGCAGATGCAAATAGTTGGGTTACTATTATTGATTGCGTTATTCCTGGTGTAGATTTAACATTGGACGAATTATGAGCCAGGCACAAAAAACCCCTTTTGCAAGGTCGATGAATGAATTTTCTCAACAAAAGATTGAGAATAATATTAATTCGCTTGGAAAAATATTGCCTTGTTCGGTCGTTTCCGTTGAAGGGGCAATCGTTACGGTAAATTTTGAGGTTTACAGTACATTAAATACCCCATTACCCCCAGTAACTTGCGCAACGATTGGTAGCCAATATATTCGTACACCCATACATAAAGGCGATTTGGGAATTTGTATTTCGGCAGATGTTCGACTTGGTGGTATTAATGGTTTAGGGGCAGGATTAGCCCCATTAGATTCACCTGCAAGCAATTTGGGTGCTTTGGTATTTGTTCCAATTGGAAGTGCTTTGTGGGAAGAAGTAAACCCATTGGCGGTGGTTATTCAAGCACCAGATGGGGCAAGTCTTTCGGATACCGCAGGTGACAATTCTATTGTGGTCACAAATAATGGTATCCAAGTATCTAGTTCAACAAACCTTACTTTATCGGTCGGTTCTAATACAATCTCAATAACATCATCGGGAATAAGTATTACTGGTACTTTGACTATAAACGGTAAACCATTCTTGTCGCACGAACATACTGGAGTTACCACAGGAAGCGGTGTTTCAGGGGGAGTATCACCATGAGAAGCTACGGACAAGATCAAAACGGCAATTGGGTAGAAATTACCGAAACGTCATACATTTGGTTGGCAACATTAATTCAAACTTTGCGCCTAACCCAAGGGGAAAGCCCAGTTTATGGAAATTACGGCATACCAGGTCAAAACTCTGTTATGACCCAAATTGCGCCTGATGTTGCCTTAAATAGAACACAATCCCAATTCGCACCTTATTTTGCAAGTTTAACAATTCTTAGACAACAAAATGCAACGCAACCAAATTACAAT